CATTTTTATTGTGCGATTGGGAATTAAGCATCCTTGCAAACGTGTATGGTTGGAAAAAACCGGACGGCACGCGCCGGTATAGCGAAGTTTTTATTTACGTCCCTAAAAAAAATGGCAAGTCCGCATTCACCGCGGGCTGGATTTTATTGGAAATGAAATACGGCAAAGAAGAGGGTGCCGACTTCTTTTCCGCCGCTTCAAGCCGCGATCAAACGCGCAACGTTTTTGACCATGCGCAAGGCATGGTAAAGATGGACGATGAATTGGGTTGCGATATGACCGTTTACGGGGGGCAAGCGGGCAATATCAAGAGCATAGTGCATGCGGACAGGGAAAATGTATACCGATGTTTGGCTGCGGACGGGGATCGCGTGGATGGTGTCAACCCGTACATGAACGTTATTGACGAGTTGCACCGCCATAAAAACCAAAATTTAACGGATATTTTGGAACTTTCGACCGCTTCTCGGGCGGAGCCGTTAAACATTTTTACGACCACAGCTGACTATGACAGACCGTCAATGTGTAATGACAAGCTAAAGTTTGCACGCAGTGTTTGCGCCAATAAGGGCGACAAAAGCAAGCCGGGGTATGCCCCGTTTTTTTTACCATGCGTATATGAGATACACCCGGAAGATTATAAAGGTGATCCCAATTGGTGGACGCGGCGCGATGTTTGGGAGAAAGTGAACCCGAGCTTTGGCGCAACGGTAACGGCTGAATTTTTCGAAAAAGAAGTTATGAAATGCTTGGAAACTCCGAGCAGGTTAAACAATTTCCTACGGTTAAACTTAAACGTATGTGTGGGACAGTCAGAACATTTTATAAATATGCCAAGGTATGATGTTTGCAAACAGCCACAAGAGCACAAACAGGGGGCGCACTGTTACGGCGGGCTTGACTTGGCAAGCAAACACGACTTAACGGCGTTTGCTTTGGCGTTTAAGAGCGGCGATTCCGTGGATGTAAAGGTCTGGCATTGGTTGCCTAAGGATGTGGCGGACGCAAAAGAGCGGGAAGGCGACATCCCATATTCGCAGTGGGAGAAAGACGGATTTATTGAGTTGACCCCCGGCGATTACATAGATGACACATATATTTCTCACAGGATTGTGGAAATATGCAAGCAGTACAAATGCGAGTACGTGAATATAGACCCGTTCCGTGCGGCGACCATAGTAAACACGCTAAGCAATGAGGGAATGCGCGTCTTTGATTACGCGCAAGGCTTCAAACAAATGAATGATATTACGGAAACGCTTGAAAAATTGGTGTTATCCGGCGATTTTAGGCACGGTGACAACCCAGTTTTGCGGTGGCAGATGTCTAATTTAACCGTTGAGCGCAACAGTTACGGGCATATTAGACCGTCAAAAAAGAACGCCGACAGCAAAATAGACGGGTGTGTCGCCGTTTTAATGGCGATGGCACCGTGGTTTCCCCGCGATGACGAGTTAAATAAGAACCCTTATATCAATCGCGGGTTGCGAACTATCTAATTTTATACTTGCAATCTGTACTACCTTCCTGTATACTGATATTGGAGAAAAACATCTTGGCTAATTTTTGGGATAAGTTCAAGAAGAAAAACACGTCCATAGTGGATCGTGTCGCAGCCGCTTTGGGTGGCGATACGTTGAATGTTAACCACAAATCCGCGATGCGCCAAGCCACAGTATACTCGTGCGTGCGCGTTATAGCACAGACACTGCAATCCGCGCCTATCATATTGTACAGAAAAACAAAGGACAATAAGCGGGAACGCGCAACGGATCATCCTTTATATCAGTTGACTAGCAAGCCAAACCCATATCAAACGTCAATTACGGCGCAAATGCTAATGGGTGTAAACATGTGTTTGCGCGGAAACTTTTATGCGCAAATAGTAAGGGCTGGTGGGCGCGTGGTCGAGTATTTGCCGTTAAGTCCGGACAAAGTCACGGTTACGCAAAACGAGAAAACGCCTTGGGAATTCAGTTATAAGGTTGGGGACGTATTATTGCCGCAATCTGAAATGCTTCATATTTTTGATTTGTCACTTAATGGCATAACAGGCATAAGTCCGATTGACCATGCCAAGGTGTCAATTGGCTTGGGCATTGCCGCAGAAACGTATGGCAGTAAATTTTTCCAAAATAACGCAATGCCGAGCGCGGTTTTAGAAGTTCCAAGCGTTTTAGAGGATGAAAGTTATGACCGCTTAAAAAAGAGTTGGCAAGACGCGTATGGCGGCGAAAACAAGGGGAGTGTGGCTGTCTTGGAGGCGGGAACGACCTATAAACCCATTACAATGACACATGAACAAGGCCAATTTTTAGACACAAGGAAGTTTCAGCGTTCGGAAATTTGCGGATTGTTCGGCGTGCCCCCGCACATGATTGGCGATTTGCAGTATGCCACATTCAGCAACATAGAACACCAGAGTATTGAGTTTATAAACCGTGGTATTTTGCCAAGGGTGCGGGCGATTGAATCGGAAATGAACCGCAAATTGCTTAATGAAAAAGAGCAAAACGAGTACTATTTTGAGTTTTTACTGGAAGGACTGATGCGCGGCGACCTAAAAAGCAGGGCGGAAGCGTACCATATATTTATTACAGACGGCGTTATGAATCCGAACGAAGTGCGGAGTAGGGAAAACTTAAACCCATATGACGGCGGCGAAATATACCGCACGCAACTAAACACGGGCGCAATAGGATCGGCACAATGAACAAAACATATTTACCCATAAAATTTGAGTTAAAAACATTGGAAGATAGCGGCGTATTCCAAGGGTATGCTAACGTTTTTAATGTGCTAGATCACGACATGGATGTTGTGGAAAAGGGCGCGTTTTCGGACACATTGGCGCAACATGCCGCAAAAAACACGAAACCCAAAATGCTTTGGCAACACGATTATAAGCAAATTATAGGCGTTTGGGAGTCCATGAAAGAAGATGATCACGGGTTGCACGTGACTGGACGGCTTGCCATTAACACAACTTTAGGCAAGGACGCATACGAGCTGTTGAAAATGGGCGCGATAGACTCAATGTCTATCGGGTACATGGTGCCTGATAAAGGCGCAACATTTAAGGACGGAGTCCGAATTATCAAGCAATTGGATTTGTGGGAGGTGTCTATTGTCACCTTCCCGGCCAATGATAGTGCGGTGGTAAATAACGTTAAAAGGCAAGTGGAAAACGGGGAGATTCCAGCACCTGCTGTGTTTGAGCGAATCTTGCGAGATGTGGGATTGAGCGCAAACCAAGCAAAAGCGTTTATGGCAAAAGGCTATAAGGGCGTTGATCCGCGTGAAGCGGATCTGGAACTGCTGGAATCGATCAAGACACTTTCCGAAAAATTCAAAAAAGGAGATTAACCAGATGGATGTAGAATTGAAAAGCGCAATTGAAGGTCTCGGCAATGCAGCTGAAGAGCTTAAATCGGCGCAAAAAAAGTCACAAACGGAAATGGCGGAATTGGGGCGCGTGACAGCCGAAACCAAAGAACGCCTTGAAAAAATCAACGACAGCATTAACGTTTATGAAGAGCTTAAGGATCGCGTTGAAAAAATGGAAGCGTCAAGCAAACGCTTGGGTGGTTTTGATGTGCAAGGCGAAACCAAGGCGTATAAAAACGCATTGGTTTCGTATATTCGAGGCGGTGGCGACAAGCAAGCGTTCCAAGACTTGCAATCCAAAGGCATGAGCGTATCGGTTGAAGCAAACGGCGGTGTGACGGTGCGCGGCGAATACGCAACGGAATTGTTGAAGACGGCGCACGAAACGTCTGACATCCGCTCAATTGCCAGTGTTATTACGATTAGCAGCGATGCGTATGAGGTTGCTATTGACAATAGCGAAGCCTCAAGCGGCTGGACTGCGGAATTGGGCACGCGCACAGAAACGGACACGCCCACCTTGGCGAAAATCCGTATCCCTGTGCATGCGCAATACGCCAACCCAGAGGTTACTACGCAACTAATACAGGATTCCGAGATTGACCTCCAATCTTGGCTTGAAAACCATTTGCGCATGAAGTTTTCCCGCTTGGAAAACACGGCGTTTGTCACTGGCAATGGTGTTGATCGCCCGCACGGTTTTATGAACCAAACCTTTGTAGCCAACGCTTCCTACGCTTGGGGTACACCCGGCTATATTGCGAGCGGGGCGGCGGGTGATTGGGCTGGAAGCAACCCGCAAAACAAGTTGTACGACTTGGTTTACAGCTTAAAGGCCGACTACTTGCCGGGGGCATCTTGGGTTATGAGCCGCTTGCGCATGTCTGAAATCAGGCAGTTCGCGAACGGTATCGGCGAAGCGATGTGGAAGCCGGGGCTTGAAGCCGGACAACCTTCTACGCTTTTGGGGTATCCGCTTATAGCAGCAGAAGACATGCCCGCCAAAGCGGCTAACTCGTACAGTATCGCGTTTGGTGATTTTAAATCTGCGTACCAAATTGTGGATCGCACGGGGATTAGCATTTTGGTTGACCCGTTCACGACTAAAGGACGCGTGTACCTTTACACCGAAAAACGCACAGGCGGCGCAG